CCAAATACAGTTAACTCAAACTGTCAGTATGTGAACGATGAGTCCACAATAACATCTGGTGCGCTTTTAAATAAAAACACGCAAGGTATTAATCTTGATGGTTCTTATACGATTAAAACAATTACAGCTAATACGATTGCTTTAGCCTCACCATCATCTGTAAACAGTGAATGGGATAAGCTCTCAACATTATCGAATCAAAACACAACTGGTCAAGATGTTTTAGTGCGTCTAGATGGTTCGACTGATAAGTGGGTGGGGTGGTTTAATGTTCAGAAAAATGATGCCGTTGGTTTATTTTACAATCTTTTGTATCCACAAGGCTTGTATTGGCAGTCACGCTCAGGTCGTCAAGATCCACACCCAAGCAGAGTAAAGGTTGAGTATCAGCAGATTGATAACAACAATGTTCCGCTTGGTGCTATCTATTCTGACGAACTTTCTCTATTTACCAAAAGATTAAATCAGTTTGGTAAATCTGTGAAAATCACCTTCCCTTTCACGGGTTCATTTCGGTTTCGTGTTGCGCGAATGACAAATGATGATGCTAACGCACGAGCTGAAGTAAAACTAAAAGATGTATTTGGTTTTTCTACACCAGATAAAGATTCTTATAGCAATGTAACTATTGTTCGCTCTAGAACAGTTGCTACAGATGGGGCTTTGTCTATTAAAGAACGGAAGCTTAATTGTCTGGTCAATCGTAAACTTCCTGTTGATGGAACAGGGCCTTTACAGGTTACACGTTCAGCCGGACAGGCGCTCATCAATCTAGCTTTAGATGAATATATTGGCCGCCGAACTAGTGCAGAGGTAGACATTGCACAAATCAATGCAGAGATTGCCAAGGTTAATGCCTATTTTGGCTCAGATCTTATGTCGGAGTTCAATTACACGATTGACGACGACAACCTAAGCTTTGAAGAAATTGCAGGAATGGTAGCTAGTGCTGCATTCTGCGAGCCGTACCGGTTCGGAAGCCTTACGCGTCTCAAGTTTGAGCAACCGCAAGAGAATGCCGTCTTACTTTTCAATCATCGAAACAAAGTGCCGTTAACTGAAAAGCGCTCTTATACATTTGGAGTTCAGAAAGACTATGACGGGGTAGAGCTTGAATACACTTCTGATGTAGATGATGCACGCGTTAAGTACATTATTCCTGAAGACATTACGCCTAAGAATCCGTTGAAGATCACGACTACAGGTATTCGCAATGAAGCTCAAGCGAAAGTAAGAGCTTGGCGTGAGTGGAATAAGCTTCGCTACAAGTACATGTCTTGTGAGGTTGAAGTTCTAGACGAGTCTGAGTTACTGATTCGAAATGATCGTATTTTGGTTGCAGATAACACAATTGTTGATACGCAAGACGGTGAGGTTGAAGCAGTAGATGGATTGATTATCCAAACATCGCAGCCATGCACATTTGATGTGGGTAGTGATTACTTCATTCACTTGCAGATATCAAATGCCACGGTTGACGTAGTGCCATGCACAGCAGGTGAAGATAAATATCATGTAGTCCTTAGTCGCCCACCAGTTCAGCCGTTAGTGGTAGCTGCCGATCGATACGTTAAAACACTCTACACATTAGTTCGCGCTGATCAAACAGAAGCACAGGCTTTCATGCTTGAGGAACTTACCCCTCAAACTCAAATGACCAATACGCTTAAGGCTTCAAACTACGATGCCCGATTCTATGAGCGTGACCATGACTTTATTTAATTAATTAACAGAAATCCAAGCCCCTTATCGGGGCTTTTTTTATGCTTGGAGAAAAGGCAATGGCTGATTCAATTATCACAAAGCAAGAGCTGGTTGACGCTCAAAAAGATGCCAAAACACTTGGGCAAGTCATTAGTGGTGACGAGTTCAGCGATGTCATAAGTCGTCTTGGCCGCAAATATCCGACTCTCGCCAAAATGATGAAGATTTTGCAGCAAAGCGGTCAGCGCTCTTATGCAAATTACGCATTGTTTGAAGCTGATAAATCCAATATTCCAAGCAATACCACAGTACGTATTGCCGAAGGTGAAAATGCTGGATTGTTTGTTTGGGATGGTGCAAATTTAACAAAAGCAGAAGGTGATGTTGTTGAGCTTGTAAATGCGCTGTTAGACAAATTTCTAACTTCTGAAGAATCAGAAAATTTATTTGAATGGAAAGATAACGCTGGCAATGTTGTACTTGCTTTAAATAAAAAGGGTCAACTTGTTTCTTATGATGAAGATACGAAACGTTCAATCTTGCTCACAAATCAGGAAGATATAAAAGAATTAAAGAAATTTGCAGATGAACTAAATCTGAACAATATCCGCGTATTGTTAAAGCTGATTGAGACAAGCGATTCGAGTGATTTGTATACGTTTGAAGATAGCGATGGGAATATTGTCCTACGTTTGACGAAATCTGGAATGTTACGCTCTGGTCAGATAGACGGGCTTCACAATGCTGTTGATGCGCTTGAGTATTTGAAAAAGCTGACAAAGCAATCATATGACTCAAAACTGATTCGATTCGAAGACGCTGAAAAGAATATTCTGGGCTACGTCGATAAGTTCGGCAATTGGGTCTTCAACGGTGTCGATGTTTTAAATGAAATCAATGAATTGAAGAAGTTTAAAAACAAAGCGCAAGCTGTGACAGCACTCAAGCAAGTCGCAGTGAAAGCGCCAGAGTCTATCATTCAAATTTATCTGACAGATTTGCCGAATTTGCCCGATGCCAAGGGGACGACCGTATCTGGCAAGGGTGAATTCCATTTTGACGGCCAGTCATTTAGCTGTTTTGTGAAGATCGAAGTGCAAGGCGCAACGAGTGCATCTTATGCGAAAAAGAATTGGAATATCGCATTCTTTTCAGATCAAGCTTTTACAAAATCGCTGGACGTCAAAATCGGTGATCTACTGCCGCACGATGAGCTCGTATTTAAGTCGAACTGGATTGATCACACCAACATCCGTAACGCAATGTGTTACCGATTGTGGGAGCAATTCACAGCGTCGAAAACAGGTTATCCACGTCTAGAGACCGAAAAACCCTACATTGGCAAAACAGGGAAAAGCGCATTACAAAGCGGAGCAAACGGAGTACCGCGTTTATATTCAGCCATACTATACATCAATGATGAGTTCTACGGCATCGGCTCGTTCGGAACTGCGAAGAAACGCAGTAACTACAATATCTCGAAAAACAAGCCGAAAGAAATCCATATCGGGATGGACGGATGGAATGACATCACGAATCTTGAAGTCACGAATCCGACGCTTTATGAAATGAAAGCACCGAGTACACCTACCGCCGATACATGGGCCGCGATTTCTAACTGGAATACATTTGCGCAGCTCAGCGATGCGAACTTTACAGCACAAGCTGGTAGTTACATTGATAAACAAAACGTGATCGATTTCATGATCTATGCCGAGTTTGTGAAGTGCAGAGACGTCGTGAGCCAAAACGCGGCGAAAAATTTCCAGTTTATTAGCTACGACGGGAAAAAATTCATGTTCATGCCTTATGACATGGATACTGTCTTCGGCCTTGAGTGGACTGGTGCTGTTGTGTATGACGACACAACAGGCTCACAACTTGTTTCGAATAGTTCAAGCTCGTTCTGGCGCAAAGTCAAAGCCACATATAACACAGACATCGAAGCACGGTATAAGCAATTGCGCGATCTGAAAATTATCTCAGTTGAGAACATTTATAACTTATCGACTGATATTTTTTCAAAATTCTCAATCAGCGTTGTTGAGCTAGAGTTGGCCCGTTGGCCCGTCCGTCCTTCTTTGAACATCACGAGCTTAGAACAAATTTTGACGTGGACAAAAAAGCGTATTGCATTTTTAGATACGTATTTCAATTACACAGCTTAAACGCAGGAGCAATTAGTCATGTCATGCACAGTGTTTAAATCGACAAATACAGTCGATCAATCGATTAATGTTTTTCCACCGAAAGGCTATGTTAGCAATGTCCGCATTGTTCGAAATCAAGACGTGGAAAATGGCGACATTTTCAAATTTCGTAATGACAATCCTAAAGAATTTAAAGTAGTCGGGGGTACTCTTACTTGTGCGTCACTCGGAATCATTGATCCAGTTACAGAGGGGATTTTCAATCCTGCCATGGAAGTAACATTAAAACTTGATGCGGGGCGCGACTACGCATATCTGAGTTGGAAAGATAAAGACCGAATCCTAGGATTCGATCCACCTGATGGTTCAACCTTCTTCGGTGCTTATCCTGATTATTCTTTAGGTGTTCACACTGATGGCGCAACAACGATCAACGGCATTTGTATGAGGATAGGGAGCTTCAATCAGCGAGTAAATTCATGGGATGTGAGTCAAGTTGAAGATGCTGGATATTGTTTTGCGAATGCGACCAATTTTGATCGTGAGGTAAATTGGGACGCTCCGAAACTATTAAGCATTAATAATTTATTGATGGGTACTGCAAAGTTCAATAAAGACATCACGATAAGGAGCGCAAAACCGACAAACATATCGTTTATGCTTAACGGAGCTGCGTCGTTCAACTCGAAATTAAATATTGATACTTCAGAGTGTGATAATTTTTCTAACATGTTGGCAGGTGCTAAAAAATTCAATCAGCCATTAACGAATTTTAATTTCGGAAAGGCCGTATTTTTGAATAACTTTTTATTGGGCGCAGCTTCATTCAATCAAACAGTCGAATTTGGCAATACGCCGAATTTAGTAGAAGCCTACTACTTATTTGCAGAGTCAGCATTTAATAAACCTATTAAATTTAATGCGCCGAATTTAAGAGATGCCTCTGGCTGGTTTTCTTATAATAAGGTCTTCAATAACACAATCACTGGAAGCTTTAGATCAGTAGTATCAATGGCATATTTTTTCTGGTATGCCACATCTTTCAATCAACCTATCAATGATTGGGACATTAGAAACGTATCGAACTTTGAGGGCTTCATGCGGGGTGCAACATCGTTCAATCAAGATTTGTCGGCATGGCCCGCAAAATTTAACGTGAATGCAAATATGGCGGATGTATCATCAGCGCCAAATTGGTCTACCGAAAACTATGATAAATATTTGAATGCGCTTTGGCTTGATGTAGGTACAACGCGACAAAACGAATGGGCAAACGGCACAAGTCCGAAAACTGTGTATGCGCAAGTAAAACGATCGGCAACCAGTCAAGCAGCAGTGAGCGGATTAATCGGTGCGGGTTGGACAATTATTGATGGAGGTTTAGCGTGATGGAAGTTAAAACTTACACAATGGCTGATGGTCAATATTTTAAAGTCATTAATAAAAGCACCAATGCAGTTATCATTTATGGTGAGTTAACTGAATCAAATCAATTGGTAACTATTCATAAAGTTGAGTTTATTTCTGAAGAGCAATATGAGTCTGAGCGACCAAAGCCTGAGTTACCCTCTTTGAGAGGTAATGTTTTAGCATGAAAATCAATCGTTTATTTGTAGTTGGGGATTTGCACGGTAGCTACGATAATCTATGTCGGCATCTTGTCGATATAGATTTCGACTTTAAACATGATCTTTTGATTTCTGTCGGTGATTTAGTTGATCGCGGTAAAAAGAGTCTGGAATGTCTAAACCTACTCAATAAACCTTGGTTTAAAGCTGTTCGCGGCAATCATGAACAGATGTGTATAGACGGTATGCTTAATCATAAGATTCGCAATATACACAAAGATGAGCGTAACGGTGGGGAGTGGTTTTATAAATTATCTAAGACTGAACAAAAAAGAATTGTTGAGTTGTTAAAAGAAATACCACTATATCTTGAGATTGAATATAAAGGGGAGCTAATCGGTTTTGTTCATGCAAATGTTGAACAAAATGATTGGCTTGAATTTAAAGATTCATTCAATCAAAAAGATATTGATGATGTGATTTTAGCAATGAACCAAACATTGTGGTCAAGAAATCGTTTTAATGACGAAACTGGAGCTTATCAAAAAGTTAAAAATATTGACCGTATTTATCTTGGACACACTATTGTTGATTATCCTGTCATAAAGCATAACTGTCATTTCATTGATACAGGAGCATATAAAACTGGAAATCTAACCATAGTGGAAATATAAAACCACCATTAAACCGCACCCAAATGGGTGCTTTTTTTATGCCGAAATTAGGGGGAAGGCATGGAACCAGTTTCCACAAGCGGCTTTGCTGCAATTTTAAAATTCTATGGTGTTGCAATTATGGTGACACTAGCTGTCGCTTTAGTTGCGGCAGTTGTATTAATGACACGTATGCCACGTTCGCCTCAAGAATGGGCGGTTGGCTTGATTTGTACAGTTGTATCAAGTTTGGCTGGTGGCTCATTAATCATTATGAAATTCACACTTCATGCTTGGGCCAC